AAGAGGGCAGCCTACGGAGAGGAGTTCCTCAAGAAATATGGTATGGACGCTCCGCCTACCCCGGTGGAAGATACGCAGGATTATAAGACCGGCTGTACCGCCGATAAGCTCATCGCTGTGGCTGTCGCAGAGCTGGGCTACAAGGAAAAGGCCAGCAACGCCAACTTGGACGATAAAACTGCCAACGCCGGGTCTGCCAACTACACCAAGTACGCCCGCGATTTCGACCAGAAATATCCCAACTGGTACAACGGGAAAAAGAACGGGTATGCCTGGTGTGATATGTTTGTGGACTGGTGCTTCCTGACCGCTTTTGGCTATGAGAACGCATTGCGCCTGACCTGTCAGCCGGAGAAGAGCGCCGGTGCCGGATGCACTTATTCTCTGCGGTATTACAAGAACAAGGGACAGTTCCATACCAGCGGCCCGAAGCCTGGTGACCAGATTTTCTTTGGAACGAGTATCGACAACAGCACTCATACAGGTATTGTCGAGAAGGTGGACGGCAGCAAGGTCTATACCATCGAAGGTAACACCAGTGACCAGGTGGCTCGGAGAAGCTATGCGCTCTCCAACAGCCGCATCCTCGGCTATGGCCGTCCTGCTTATGATGCTGACGGGACGGGAACGTCTCCGGCGACACCTGGCCAGCCTGTAACTACGACGAAGTATTACCGGGTAAGGAAAAGCTGGAGCGACAAGGGAAGCCAGATCGGAGCCTTCACAGTATTCCAGAATGCGAAGAACTGCGTAGACGCGAATCCAGGCTATGCGGCTTTCGATGACAACGGCAACCAGGTGTACCCGAGTTTACAGCCGGAGACCTTTACGCCTTATCTTGTCAAGGTTTCCATTACTGACCTGAACTACAGAAAAGGCCCATCCACTTCCTATCCGTCGTATGGTTACATCCCTGTGGGTGTTTACACCATCGTGGATGAAGAGAACGGCTGGGGCTTATTGAAGGCTTACGCCAAGGAGCGCAACGGTTGGATCAGCCTCGCGTATGCCAAGAGAATCTGACCTATCTGAGAGGGAGTTTAACTGCTCCCTCTCGCTTTATTACATTGAAAATTCCGGGCCATACTACACGATTTCAGAGCACATTTCTGCCGAAATCTTTGTTAAAAAAGACCCGCTTATATAAGGTAGAAACTTCGATAAAACGGTTGCTATGTGTGCCCATAAGAGTGATGAATAGACTCACTTAAAGGAGGGAAACTGCGGGAAGCCGCTGGAAAGGAGGATCCGATGGAGAAGATAAAAACGGCAGCCTACTGCCGCGTCAGTACAGATAAAGAAGAACAGGATGGCTCCTATGAGATGCAAGAGAAGTACTTCACCGACCTCATCAGTTCCAATCCTTCCATGGAGCTTGTAGGTATTTACGGCGACAAGGGCAAGAGCGGATTGAAGACATCCGGTCGACCTGGACTGCAGCGCCTCCTGGAAGATTGCAGGGCGGGTAAGATCAAACTGATTCTTACAAAGTCCATTTCCCGCTTCGCACGCAATATGGCGGAATGCGCAGAGATGATCAGGGAATTGAAAACCCTCGGTGTGAACATCATTTTCGAGGAACAGAATTTGAATTCGCAGGACGAAAAATGCGCCCTTGCCCTGAACATTTTTGCCGCTATTGCGGAGGAAGAGAGCCACAGCATTAGCCAGCACGCGATACAAGCTCATGAGCAGTACGCCCTTGAAGGCAGACCCTTCGGCCAGATTTCCTACGGTTACAAGAATGGCGGGGATCACAAATGGATCATCAACGAGGAACAAGCGCCTCTGGTACGAAAGGCCTTCCAGATGGCAGCCCAGGGAAGATCATATACGGAAATCCGGAAGGCGCTCGGAGCGATGGGCGAAGAGAAATGGAGCCAGGCTCGGGTAAAATACATGTTGACTAACGTTGCCTACAAGGGTGATTACTTCACCCACGCAACGGTATGTATTGTTCCGGGAAAGCAGGTCAGGAACAACGGACACCGGGATCGGTTCTACATAACAGGTCACCACGAACCGATTGTCGCGCCAGAGCTTTTTGACCGGGTGCAGGAGATCGTGGAGAGGGGCGACCTCATAAGCTACAGAAGGAGGAGCGCATAGTGCAAAGAACAGTAACGAAGATTGAACTGCCGAAGGCGGCAACCAGAAAGCGCGTCGCAGCCTACTGCCGTGTGAGCACGGACAAAGATGCCCAGATCGAAAGCCTGGAAAACCAGATGGAGGCGTTCCGCTTCCGGGCCGCGCAGCACGGGGACTGGGATCTGATAAATGTTTATGCGGACGAAGGCCTGAGCGGGACTTCCATGAAGCATAGGGTCAAGTTCCTGGAAATGATTGAGGACTGCAAGGCCGGAAAGATCGACTACATTTTGACCAAGAGCGTCAGCCGCTTTGCCCGCAACACGGTCGATGCTCTTACGACTGTGCGGGAGCTGCAGAGCTACGGTGTACAGCTTTTCTTCGACAAGGAGGGAATCGACACAGCGGACTCCCTGTCGGAAATGGTTTTGACTATCATGGCGTCCTTCGCCCAGGAGGAGAGCCGGAGCATTTCCGAGAACGTCAAATGGGGTATCCGGAAGCGATTTGAAGCGGGCGATGAGGTCAAGGTTCCGCTCTACGGGTTCTACCATACGGACGATGAACTCTTCCTGGTACAGCCGGAGGAAGCGGAGATTGTGCGGGAAGTTTTTGAACGGTATGTACATGGCGAGATGCCGCAGAGCATCTTGAACGACATGATTGCAAGAGGCGTCAAGCCGCCCGCCGGAGACTGCTGGAAACGACTCCAGCTCGACCGGATGATTAAAAACGAAAAGTACGCAGGCGACGTGGTTTTGCAGAAGACCTACATTGAAAACCACCTTACCCACAAGCAGATTCGCAACCGGGGCGACCTTCCCAGATTCCGTGTAGAAAACGCGCACGCCGCCATTGTCGACCGGCACATTTTCAACCAGGCACAGCAAATTACGGCGATGCGAAAGGTGAAGGACGGGAACTGCACATATCCTTACGGAGAGATGCTTCGCTGCCCGCACTGCGGAAAGCCTTTGATGCATGGAAGCCTGAACAACTTCTACTATGATGGAATCAAGATTCAAAACGGCGGCTGGGGCTGTTATGGCGAAGGTGGCTGCGGAGAGTACCTGCTCATTCAGAACAACCTAGACGCGGCTATGATCGAAGCCTACGAGGGAAAGTACGGTGAGCGGAAAGAACACGTGGATTTCTACTGGCTGGATGACAATGTTGAGAGCATCGAGCTGGGAGAAGACACAGTGACCATCCATTGGCAGGATGGTGGGACAAGCGTCGTGGAGATGGAGTATGCTGGTGAGGGATTTAAGCCCACCAGCTATTCCAATTTCTACAACGCTTTTCTTGACCGGATCAGGAGCGGGGAGAAGAAAAACAAGTACAAGAACCTGATGGGACTGAGGGAGGCGTAAGACATGCGGATAACAAGGATTCGTGCACATCAGGAGGACAGGAAGGTACGGGTCGCGGTGTACTGCCGCGTGAGTAAAAAGCTGGAGACGCAAGAGGATAGCTTGGAGGAGCAGCAAGAAGCCTACAAAAAGCTTATCAGCCTCCGTTCCGACTGGGAACTCGCGGGTGTGTATGCAGATAGTCTTTCAGGCTTAAGTGCGGAGAAGCGGCCTGAGTTCATGAAAATGATCGGAGAGGCTATGGCGGGAAACATCGACCGGATCCTCTGCAAGAGCGTCTCCCGCTTTTCCAGAAACGTTGCAGAATGCAAGAAGTACACGGATATGCTGCGGCTCAAGAACGTCACGGTTGAATTCGAGAAAGAGCACCTCAGAACGGACGATCCCACCAGCTCCTTTATCTTCTCCCTGATGTCGGCAATCGCGGAGAACGAGAGCCGAAGCATTTCAGAGAATATCCGCTGGGGGTACCAGGAACGATTCAAGCGCGGCGAATACAACCTCGGGAATAATCGTATCCTCGGTTACGACTCCGTGGACGGGAAGTTGGTTCCCAACAAGGACGCAGATGTCATCCGGCTTATCTACACCCTGTTCCTACAGGACCGGAACATTGATGAGATTATCAGGACGCTGACAGACCTCGGGGTGACGAGTAGGAACGGAAAACCTCTCAGCAGAAATGCTATTCACTATATTTTAAAGAACGAGACCTACAAGGGCGATAAGCAGCTTCAGAAGCAGCCTCCGAAGGACTTCATCACCAAGAAGCCTGATCCGAATGTACCGTTTGAGAGCAACTACCTAGAAAATGATCATGAAGCGATTGTGAGTAGGGATGTGTGGGACGCAGTAGCGGCCAAGCTGAAAAAGAATAAGGAACTTACAGAAGTGGTTGGTCACAGAGGTGGCCAGCCACATTTTTTATACGGGAAGGTTTTCTGCGGAGAGTGCGGCAGCCCGATGACGAGAAGAACGGTCAATGGTCCGGGCGGGGAAAAGATCAAGACCTGGATCTGCCGGGAGAAGCGGAATGGGCATGGATGCAAGGGCAGGAACGTGAAAGAGGAGGAACTGCTAAAGGTCGGGACTGCACAGAGGATTATCGTAAAGGTAACAGGAATAGAGACTGCTTGATCAGTGCCCACCTGTTTGGCTTTCTTTGAGCGAAGGCTGAGCAGGTGGGTTTTTGTCGTTATAAGCAACTGCGCTCAGGAAAAAGCTGATGCTATCAGCGTCAAAAAACAATAGAATAGCAGCTGTATAACAAAATTTCATACTTTATTTGCGACATTTCTATTGATTTTCAGGGCAATACAGGATACAATCATTTTGTTGCGCACGACAAAGAATTGTCGCTAATAGCAACAGAAACGGAGCGTCCCCATGAAGCATTTATCCTTGCAGCTGCTTGCTGAAATTGTGACCAGCCGCAGAAAGACAATGAGGTTGTCGCAGGCTGCCTTATCAGAGAAGGCAAATATAAATCGTTCAATTCTGTCACGTCTTGAGGCACAAGACTACAGCCCTTCTGTAGATCAGCTGCTCTCACTATCCTCTGTTCTTGACTTTCAGCCTTCAGATGTCATCGTGGATGATGAAGCTGAACAGGTTGTGGTAGAGAGGAAAAAGATCACTGTCGCCGGTACCGGCTACGTCGGACTTTCTCTCGCAGTTCTGTTGTCCCAGCATAATGATGTG